ACAAGCCGCACGGATCGGCAAATGGAAAGGTGAAATTCTCGCCCGCGCCATCCCGTGCGAAGTCCTGCAACTGACTGCTGCTCAGAAGCAGATGCCCCGCAATGTCTCGGACACCGTGATTTATCGTCGCTGGGTTCCGTATGACGCCACGATCGCCAACCCCAACATCCTGATCCAGTCGGTCAATCCGAACACGACCGTGGAATCGGATGCGTCCAACCGTGTCAATAGCACCCTGACCGCCAACCTGTTGGCCGAAGGTGTTACCCCGACGCCGGACACGCTGGTTGCGCAGGACATCACCGCGGTCCTCAAGCAATACGGCTGCCTCTACAGCTTCACCGACGTGGTGGATGACCTGTACGAAGATGACATCGCCGATGCCATGAAGACTCAGGTTGCCGAGCGTATGGCCCTGATCCGCGAACTGGAAGTCTTCTCCAAGGTCCGCGCCTCGACCAACCGCTTCTACGGTGGCACCGGCACCACGCTGGCCACCGTCAATGGCAAGCTGACCGCCAAGATGGTCCGCAAGATCGTCCGCTCGCTGGCTGTCAATAAGTCCCGCAAGATCACCTCGATCTTGGCGCCGACCCCGAACATCGGGACGAAGCCGATCGAAGCTGCGTGGATTTGTTTCTGCCACAGCGACATCGAAGCTGACCTGCGTGACACCGCTGCGTTCCCGGGCTACACCCCGGTTGCCGCCTACGGTTCCCGCAAGCCGATGCACGAGAACGAACTGGGTTCTTTCGAGAACGTCCGCTTCATCGCCTCTCCCGAACTGGTTCCTTTCCAGAACGGTGGCGCTGCTGTCGGCACCACGGGATGCCTCTCCACCGGTGGCACCAACATCGACGTGTATCCGGTCATGGTCGTCGGTCAGGAATCCTACGGCACGGTCGCCCTGCGTGGCTCCAAGTCGTTCGACCTGTCCGTGATCCCGGTCGGAAACAAGGACTCGGCTGACCCGCTCGGCCAGCGCGGCTACATCGGCGCGAAGTTCTACGCCGTGTCCGTGCTGCTGAACCAGCAGTGGATGGCAACTGCCTTCGTCGGCGCCGGCGACCTCGCCTAAGCTGACCCGGTAGTGGTACGATAAGGGGGTGAGTTTGACTCACCCCCTTTTTTACAGGAGCACGTCATGTCAGCATCCGCTGGAGAAGTTCTACCCGCACTCGAAGCCCTCGAGGTTGCACGTTTCAAACTCAATCCGGTCGGTGAGGTTCTTGGCTTCTCGGGTCTCGGCAGCGATTTGCAGCCGACGATCGTGGTCAGCCCGAACGCCCCGGTCAATGATGACGGGCGCCCCGACGGCACGATCTGGATTCAGGTAACTCCGTAATGCCTGCCACCCTGTTCGTCAAGAAGGAAGGTGCCTACGTAGCCGGTGCCAGTTCCAGCGCCAAGATCAAGGTGGCTGGGGCTTACGTTGATGCGACGAACTTGCGGGTCAAGGCCAACGGTGTCTATTCCAATCCCGGATCGTTGCCGGTCAATACGGTGCCCCCGAGCATTGCCGGCACGCTGGCCACGGGGGGCGTTCTCACGGTCACCCCGGGCACCTGGACAGGCAACCCCACCCCAGGCATCCTGCATCGCTGGGAGGCCAACGGTGTGCCCATCCCGGGTGCGCGCGGACTCACTTACACCCTGACCGTCAATGAGGCGGGCAAGAGTGTCAAGTGTGTCGAGATCGCGGTCAATTCCAATGGCTCGGACACGGCTGACTCCAACTCCCTCAGTGTCCCGGTCAATCTCGGGCCGGAGCTTCTGATTGATCCGAGCTTCGTTGCTGGGTTGGGTGAGTGGAACACGGACTTTTGGAACTTCTCTGGCGGAAATGCAATCCTTCCATCCACGGGTGTTTCAGCCAGCCATGTGACTACCATCTCGAATACTGTTGTCGCTGGAAAGCGGTATCAGTTCAGCATGGTTATTTCAGCAATCAGTGGTGCTGCTCTCAGCTTCAACTATGGGGATGGTGAGCAGTTCATCACGACCGGAACCAAAACAAAGTTGGTCGATGCAGCCAGTACAGGGCCAGCCGGCATCCTCGGAACGGGTACTTTCGTTACGGCCACCGTCGCCTCGATGTCGGTCAAGGAAGTGATCTAGTGGCGACCACGATCTTCATCAAAAAGGCCGGGGCATACGTTGCCGGCGGCTCTGGTGGCTTGAAGGTCAAGGTGGGTGGGGTCTATACCCCGGTGCTTTCAGCCAATGTCAAAATCAAGGGCAACGGGTTCTATCAGAATCCGGTTGATCCACCTCACGTTCCGGCTGCATTCAGTTCAGGCTTTTCTTCAGGGTTCGCATAATGCCAAGACCTTCCTTTGCCGAGCTTCGTGCTCAGATCGCCGCTACTTTCCCGGACAACACTGCGGGAGCCATCACCCCAGCCGCCGTGCGCACCTATCTCACGAATGCTCTGGCCGCAATCCAACCGGGCTACGGTAAGTTGGTACGTCAGACTTTGGCAGCCACCATCGTTGCCAACGTGTCGCCCGCGGTCAAGGTCACTTGGGAGGCCGCCGGTGACAGCGACCCGACACAGACCACATCAAATTTCACCAACGGCAACATCGTTCGAACAGAGCGCGGGACCAGTCGGATCACCTTCACGGCTGACTTGGAAGCTGCCAACGGTCGTTTTGTCACTTTCGCCTTATTCAAAAACGGGGTGGCGACGCCGTGGCGTATCACCGGCAATGGTGGTGGCGTAGGTAACCCGATCGGGGTTTCGCTGGCGGCCATCGATTATGCCGACCCTGCCGCCACCTACGATATTCGGATGACGGCCGAGCTTGCCAACACAAGTGTCACCCTAACCAACATGGTGATGTTGGTCGAGGTGGTCCCCGTGAATACCTACTAGGCAAGCCGCAACGATTGATGTAGGCTATCACCTCAACCTTTTTTCAACAGGAGCATATCAACATGGGCGCACCCCGCACATCCAAAATCATCGACTCTCCGGAAACCGAAGTTCCGAAGCCCAGCGACATCACCTTTGATTCCGTCTATGTGCCGGACGAGCCGGAGATCATCAAGGTTTCCGCACCTTCCGGCGGCGCCGGAGACAAGAAGCAGTTCGACGAACTGAACTTCAACGAAGAGTTCGTTGAGGTGATGGTGCATGAAACCACCGACAAGAACGCCGAAGACCCGGTATTCACCGCCTGCAACGGCGTGACTCAATACTTTTTCCGCGGCCAGGTACAGAGTGTTCGTCGGAAATACATGGCGATCCTGGCTTCCTGCAAGGAGCACGCGATCAAGACGGTCGAATATACCCAGGCCGACGGTTCGCGGGCCACCAAGATCGTTCGCACCTCTTCGCTCAAGTACCCATTCAGCGTGATCAGCGATCCGAATCCACGGGGCGCCCCGTGGCTGAGAGCCCTCCTGTCCTCGGCCACGTAATAAAGCCTGCTGTTCTCCTACGGCAGCTTTCCCGGCGCCCTTGCGGCGCCGGTTTTCATTGTGCTACTATCGCGAAGACTACTTCTGAGGTGACCCCGTGAATTTCCTTCAACTCTGCCAGAGAACCGCGCAAGAAGGTGGTGTTTCAGGGCAAATCACATCCACCCAAAACCAGACCGGTGAAGCCGGGCGGATCATCAATTGGGTCAATAGCGCCTACCGTGAAATCCTGAACAGCGATCAGTTCGCCTTCGGATTCGTCCGCAAGGAGGTTCATAAGCAACTGATCCCTGGTCAGGGCACCTATACCCAGGCCGATCTCGGGATCACCGATCTTGGTCAATGGGATACCGAAACCATGCGGGTCTCGATCAACGAGGATCGCAGCGACGAGACGTTCATCATTGGTCAGCGCTGGCCGGCGTTCCGGGACTACTGGCGGTTCAGCACCAGGCGTTACACCACGTCCCGCCCCCTGAACTGCGCTGTCAATCAGGAAACCAACCTCGAGATCGGGCCGGTTCCCGACACCGCCTGTTGGCTGACGTTCCAGTACCTTGCCGTCCCTTCGGACCTGTTTGCCGACACCGACATCCCGGTCATCCCTGATCGTTGGCAGATGGCGATTGTGTGGCGTGCGCTGCGCCACTACGGTATGTTCGAGTCCGCCCCTGAAGTGGTCATGCGGGCCGACAGCGCCTACAACGAGATCGTCTTGCGCATGACCCTCGACCAGGCGCCGCAGATCGTGGTTGGACCCCCACTATGCTGAGACCCGAAGGGCTCCCACCGGTACAGTACGAAGTCACCCCGCTTCAAGGTGGCTTCGATCAGATCACCTCAGCCTACAATCTGACACCTGGGGCCTTGCGGGATTGCATCAACTTCGCCTGCCGCTCGCAGGGTGGGTACTATCGCATTCCAGGGTACGAGCGCATTGATGGTCAGCCCGCTCCGAGCAGCGCGGAGTTCATCGCCATCGACGTGACGATGAATCCTGGGGAACCCCTACCACCTGTCGGTTCAGTTGGCACATTCGGCAATCTTCAGGGTACGGTCTGCTATATTGACCCGTTCGGGACCTACATCGTGATCACCAAGTTCTCCATTGTCGAAGAGGGACATTGATGGACATCTCGCTGTTTGTTCCTGGTGGCGTCGACCTTGGAAGCGGGGTTATCGGTACGGCGACGGGTATTCACACCCAACTGTCGATCAAGCAGAATGCGATCATCAAGGCGGCTGCGGCCAACATCTACCGTGCCGACATCCAGCCTGTGCCTGGGTCCGGCCCGATCCGCGGCGTGATTTATTTCAAGGATCAGGTGTTCGGTTTTCGGGACAACGAAGACGCCGACGCCGAAGACATTTACCGCAGCACCCCGACCGGGTGGGAAAAGGTCGATCTCGGCTGGACCATCCAATTTACCAACTTGCAGGATGAAATCTCCGAAGGTGACACACTCACCCAGGGGTTTGCTTCAGGTACGGTTGAGCGTTGGATCGTCACCTCCGGTGACACCCAGTCCGGAGTCAATACCGGATATTTCGTTCTCAGCGGTGTTGGTGGGGATTTTTTCGCAGCGGGTGCGGCGTTGGTCGGAGCGGTGGTAGTCACTCTCGACGGCGCCGAAACAGCAATCACCCTGAGTCCGGGTGGGGAGTATAACTTCACCATCGGCAACTTCAGCGGCTACTATGACAACGAGCGTGTCTATGGTGCCGACGGGGTGAATGATGCCTTCGAATTCGACGGCACGGTGTATGTGCCGATCCTGGTTGCGACGCAGAGCAAACCGAGATATGCGCTTGTGCATTCGAACCACCTTTTCCTGGCTGTGGAAAGCTCACTATTGCATTCCGCTATCGGAAACCCCTACAACTTTGAAGTTGTCAATGGGGCTGGGGAGATCGGCACCGGCGGCAAGATCACGGGCCTGCTGATCCTGCCAGGCAACCAGGGCACAGCCGCCCTTGAGGTGACCTCGCGTAGCTCGACGTGGGTTCTCTACGGCACATCGGCGCAGGATTGGAAGTTCGTCAATTACAACGTCGGTGTCGGCGCCTTGGACCGCACTTTGCAGAACCTCTTCGACGCCTTCTCGGCCGATGACCACGGCATCACGATGATGAAGCAATCCCAGAACTATGGGAACTTCGATGCTGCGCGTCTCACCTACAACATTCAGCCGTTTATCAGCAGTCTGGTTGGGCAGCTTGCCTGCTCGGCCCTGAGTCGTTCCAACAGCCAGTACCGGGTCTATTACGCGAACGGGTTCGGGATTTACACCACCGCCACCCCACAGGGTATCGTCGGTCACGGCGTCGTGCTGTTCCCCGATCCTGTGATTTGCAGCTTCGATGGTGAAAATTCAAACGGCAGGACGGTGCATGTGTTCGGCACAAGCACAGGCTATGTGATGCAGAACGATTCCGGGACCAGTTTCGATGGTGCCCAGATCAATGCCTACTTGAACACCAACATCAACACGGCGAAGTCTCCCAGGATTCGCAAGCGGTTTCGTCGCTGCGTTCTCGAGCTACAAGGTGGCAACTACGTGGAGATGCAGGTCGGGTATGCGTTCGAGTGGGCCAGCGAGCAAATCCTACCCCACGCATTTGAAGAAGGATCGATGTCTTTCGCCGCCTTGTCGTTCTGGGACACCTTCACCTGGGACAGCTTCTATTGGGACGGGCGCTCCAATGACGTGGTGTCGGTGGAACTCGAAGGCACCGGTGAGAACCTGCAAATGATGATCGTGGTGGATTCCGATTACGTTGAGCAATTCACGATCCCGAGCGCGATTTTTCATTACACACAACGGCGCGGCAATCGGTGATAGAATTGCCCAACATTTGAGCGAGACAGCACAATGTCGAACGAATACTTCCAACCAGGTTCAGTGCCCGCCCCGAACAGTCCGGGGTCATCTGCTGTCATCCGTAACGAGTTTGCCAACATCGCCGCGGCTTTCGACAAGCTGCCGACCCTGGCGGACAATGCCGGATACCTCATCGCTGTCGATCCTACCGGAACGCGCCTGATTTCTGCCGGATTCAACGTCGATGATATTGTCACCCTCGACGGCGAGCAAACGCTCACCAACAAGACGATCGCCTGGGACGATAACAGCTTCCCTGGCTTTGGCACGGCCGCAACGAAAAATGCTAGCACTGTGCCTGGAACTGGTGAGGTGCCGGTCATGGTCGGCCCGAACCTGTTTGGTCCGATCGATGGTTCGAACCTGATCAACTTGAATACCGGCAACTTCGGCGGTGTTGTTCCTGTCTCCAAAGGTGGTACTGGCGCATCCGATGTCACCGGCGCACAGGCCAGTTTGGGGATCGACCTTAAGGCCAACATCAACAGTCCCTCTTTTACCGGTACGCCGACCGCCCCCACACCTGGTATTGGTGACGCCAGCGCCAGGGTTGCCACAACCTACTTCGTCGCCAACACCCTGGATACCATCGGTGCCACCACTCCGAGCGACGACTTGCCGCTCATGGATGGTGTGGCAAGTGCCGGCATACCTGGCAGCTTCCTCGTTTCCAGGAAAGATCACGTCCATCCTACCGACACCAGTCGGGCGCCGACCAGTGCTTCCACGGCTGCCGGAACTACTTTCACCTCCGCCGGCGGTGTCGCCGCCACGAACGTGCAGGCGGCCATTGTCGAACTCGACACCGAAAAGGCGCCGTTGGCAAGCCCGGCTTTCACCGGTACGCCGACCGCCCCCACTCCGGCCGTCCAGGACACCAGTACCAAGATTGCCACGACGGCGTGGGTGCAGAGCACGATTGCTGCCCTTCCCCCTGCCGGGATGCTTCCGGACAACGACATCCCGGAGACGAACGGTGTCGGGAGTGCCGGAACAAGCGCTGAAGCCTCCCGCGGCGATCACGTTCATCCGACCGATACCACGCGCGCGCCGCTGGCAAGCCCGACCTTCACAGGCAATCCGACGGCACCGACGCCATCTCCCGGAGACAACGATACCAGCATCGCCACCACCGCGTTCGTGACGGCAGCCAATGCTTTGATCACTGCCGACATCAACGCCAAGGATGCGCTGAACGTCAAGAAGACCAGCGGCACCGGGTCAGCCCTGTTGCCGGTGGGCACCACTGCCCAGCGTGACGCATCGCCGACACTCGGCGGTTTGCGTTTTTCAACCACCCTTACAGGATGGGAGGGTTGGAATGGAACCAACTGGACATCTGTCGGTGGTGGGCAGATGCTCGGTCAAGCGCCGGTCAAGGCGATCTTTTTCAACAACACGAATATCAGCGAAGACCTGACCGTGGTGGCCGGTACGAACGGCGGCACCTTTGGTCCGGTAACCATCGACAGCGGCAATACCGTCACGATCGAAGACGGTTCCACGTGGAGCATCGTATGACAACTCAAATCTCAGGCGATACTGGCGTCAGTCAGTGCCAACCGAACAGTGTGAGTCAGGACGACTTGCAGAGTGGGGTGGTAGGTAAAGGTCCGGCGTTTAGTGCAACGGGCCAAGTGTTTGTCGGCAACGTCAATGTGGCGATCAAGGTTCCCGTACAGACCGAGGTCTTCGACACCGACAACTGCTACGACGCGCCCAACAGCCGCTTCACGCCGAATGTGGCGGGCTACTACCAACTGAACTGCACAGGCGGCAACCAGTCGGCGCTGGATACCTTTGGCCTCTACATTAATTTTAGGAAGAATGGTAGCGTCGTGCTGGCGCAAGGCGGCGGCACGGGTAACGCTTCCGCCTACGCTCGCGGCAGTGCTAGTGCGGTGGCCTACTTCAATGGGACGACAGATTTCGTTGAGGTGTGGATCACTCCATTGGGACCGTCCGGTACACTGAACGTGATCTGCTCCGACTTCTCCGGGGTACTTGTGAGGGCTGCATAATGTCTCTAATTAAAGCAATCAAGCATCAACTTGGCCTCTCCGTCACACCTGCTAACAACTTCACCCTTACAGCAGAAGCTGATAATGGCACTATGAAGCTCGCAAGGGGTAATGCAGGAGCTACTACGCAGGACATCATGACTGTAGATGCTGCTGGCAAAGTGGTATTTCCACAAAACAACAGAACTTGGCAGGACGTTATTGGTAGTCGTACTGCCGGTATTCTTTACACAAATAGCACTAGCTATGAGATTTTTGTCGCTGCAACCTTTTATACTCAAGCGGCAGGTGGATATGGGTGGATTGAAGTGGATGGGTTGGTTATAAGCTTAACCACCCAAGCACCCAATGCATACCTATCTGGTGGTGTTTGTGTGCCAGTTCCTCCTGGAGCAACATATAAAGTGCGTGTAACGAATGCTACGGTGAATAACTGGAAGGAATACAGATGACGGCCAAGATAACATCCTCTGCCGACGGCACCAAAGTTACTATCGGCACCGCAGCGAAAGATGCACTGCAAATAGACGCGACGGCGAATACCATCAAGGCGGTCGCTCCGTGCAGTTTCCTACCCCTGACCAGCTACGCCAATGATGCTGCCGCTGCGGCGGGCGGGGTTGCTATCGGCGGACTGTACCACACGACTGGCACAGTCAAGGTCCGGCTGGCATGAGAATCCCACTCGTCCTCCTGCTCTCCGGGTGCGGCACCACAGCGAAATATGGGCTGCAAATCTACGCGACGGCGAAGTGTATCAATTTTTCCGGTGCTCTTGTGAGAGTAGCATAATGCTCAACTTCGAACTCCTTCCCAACTGGAAAGACGTGGCCAAGAAGGCGTGGTCGATGTGGGGCAACTATATCACGATGGTCTTGGCTGGCATGGAGACCATCTCGGTCGTGTTCTTGAACGGCACACCGTCTATAACCATTCTCGTCGTTGTTTTCACGATCAACGGCCTTTCCGCAGGTGCTCGGCTGGTCGCCCAGAACGGGTTGAGCAAGGGTACTCCGATCGACATGAACAGCGAGGATTTGGCGGAATTGGCTGATCTCATCATCCAGCACTCGCAAACCCCTGCACCTGTCGATCGCATCGAACAATGAACCCTGCCTATCTTTCTCGCAAGTTCCTCCTGACGTTGCTGGTCGTCCTGCTCGGTACGTGGCTGAGGTGGTTTGATCTGGTAGATGGTGGGATGTGGGTCACGGTCGTGTCGCTGGCCCTGACGGTATATGTCGGCGGCAACGTCGCTCAGAAGAAGGTAATCCCGCAATGATCAAGTATCCGCGCTCCACGATTGCCGCACTCTCCCTGTCTGCCGCCGGATTCGCCGGCCTTGTACTACATGAGGGTTGGTCTGACAATGCGATCGTTCCGGTTCCCGGCGATGTCCCGACGATTGGCTTCGGCTCCACCGTCCATGAGGACGGTAGTCCGGTTCGCATGAATGAGAGCATCACCCCACCCAAGGCGGTGCGTCTTTCTGTAGCGCACATAGCCAAGGATGAGGCGAAAGTGCGGAAGTGCCTCGGTGACGATACACAACTCTATCAACATGAGTGGGATGCCTACGTGTCGTTCGCCTATAACGTCGGCACAGGGAACTTCTGCAACTCTTCGATCCCGGCCAAGGTTCGCTCCGGCCAGTATGCAGAAGCGTGCCGGGTGATGGGGCAGTATGTTTGTGGTCCGGCGACGCAGGCCACCCGTGCCAAGCCGGGGCAGAAGTGCTATCATCCGACCAGACCCCTGCGTGTCCTTCAGGGCCTAGTGAATCGCCGCGGTGAAGAGGTTGCTACCTGTCTCGGAGATGAACCCAAGTGAATACCATCCGCCGCTCCATCGTCTCATTCGAAATAGGAACGCTTCGCGATTGCGATCGGAGACTTGTGAGCTTGATCGCGGCGGAACGCAAGAGCCTTGACACGGGTGAGCCCCACGCCTCATGGGTCACCATCGCCATGCTCAAGTGCGCTGCCGGTGCGGTGCAACAAGCTGAACGGAGCCTGGGTGCCGCTCTTGATCCGAGCGACGTTGAACACATCGAGATCGGAGGTGTGTGATGACTCCGGCTCGGACCTTGATTCTGGCACTGGTTGTGGCTCTTGGGGTGTCTCTGGTGACGTTGTTCATCGCGAACGCGCGGGCCAATCAGTTCAAAGCGGAATTGGAAACCTGTGCCGCAAACCACAAGGCGTTCGTCTCTCTCACGAAATCGGCCGGCGAACTTGCCAAGGCCAAAGCTGAAGCCACGGAGGTACAAAATGCAATTATCGTCGAACAGACTCACACCGGTTGGGCTGCGGCTCTTGCTAGTGTGCGCAGCGACGCTGGCCGTGAGCGGATGCGCATCGCAACCAGTGGAGGTTCCGGTGGCAGTGGAGTGTCCGCGCCAGCCCAAGATCGACCCGTCAATGCTGGAACCGACACCAACACAATACCTTCTCCCGCCAGAGTTGCGCAGGACTGCGCGGAAACCACAGTAACAGCAAACTACCTGCAAAGCTACATCGAAAAAATTGAGGCGCAGTAATGATCGAACCATCCCACCAACATTTTGACTGGTTTTTCCGGATTGTCGATCACGCCAAGGACTCGTTTGCCTCATTCGTCTTCTACGGTATAACGCAGCAAACCCAGATCAACACGTCGGCAGTTGCCACCTCGGTCGTCGTCGGTGTCCTGTCTGCGATGGCCGCCACATACGTTCAATCCGATCGCACGGCCAATGATCTAAAGCGGGAAGCTGCCGCCAGTGCTGAGTTTAGGCAAGAGGTCAGGGAGTATATGCGTAACCAGGGTGACAGGTTGTCTGCCATCACCGAGAAAACATCACGGCTCGAGGTGCAGGTTGCGAACATACACGGCGCCATGGGCGGTATGGGCGGTATGGTCGGCATGTCCGGAATAAGCGGAAAGGGGCGGTAGTGAAAACCTTGCTTTGGCACATCCCAGCTTTCGTTTTCAAGACGCTGATCTGTTTCATCGCTACCGCCTTCATGTCTCTTGTCGGCCTTCCGATGGTTGCCGTAGCCTTGCTTGCTGGAACCAGGGACATCCCTCAAACAGCAACCCCTTTCATCGAATCTTCCGGGGTGTGGGTACTGAGAAGGCTGAAGCCATTCTTCCTGTTTTGGGACAACCCGTTCGACGGCGCCCTTGGAGATTCATACGGAGACTGGAATAGAATCAGGAACGGGGAGGCACGGAGCTTCTTTTCCATGTGGCTATGGTTGGCGGTACGAAATCCAGCCAACTATTTCGGCCGCTTTGTTCTCGGAATCGACGCCAAGGATTACAGGTACAAGCTGCTCGGTGGTGTGCAGGAGGTTTCAGAAACCAAGCACGGGTGGCAATTCATTTTGGCCACCCATAGAACTACCGGAAAACACGTCTATTCTTTGAAGTTTTCATATCCCTGGTGGTTTAATCCGAAACGGGTTTTCTACGGAGCGTTCGGGTACAAACTTCAAATGGGGTTCGGGAATTTGACAGCGGAATCCAATATCCGTGATAGATTGGTCGGTGTTGTAGCACGGGTGAATCCTTACAAAA